TAAGAACATTAAATGTTGTCTCTGGACTAGCTTCTGCCATGCCTTCTTCTTCTACTTTACCTGCATTGTGTGCTTTCCATGCAGTAGCATAAGCAATTGCTTTTTCTTTGTCTGTTAGTTTACCGTCTTTAGCATAGCCAGCTTTAATGTGCTTTACCATGCGTTCAGCTTTAGCTCCGGGAGGGGCTACTTCGTCAACTGATTCGTTCTTTGGATACCAAATCTTACCTGGACCAAATGCTTTATCAGCGATTTGTTGTGCAAGTCTGTTGCCAGTGCGAATATACCACTTACCTGTGCGAGTTTGCTTTAATCCAAGCTCTTGTGCTTTTGCCGGATCAGTTACATTATAGAAAATCATTCCAGTTTCTCTACGCATTCTATCATCGTACTCTGGATTGAACTCGTCATCTTCACGCTCTTTACGACCAAAGCCAGTTACGCTTGAATCATAGTCACGCTGATATGCGTCACGGTTATTAAAGCGACCTTCTTTGACGGCTGCGCTGTTAGGATATTTTGCACTGGTCTTGATACCAGCAAACATAGAGCCCTTACCGCGTCTTTGCATCTTTCCTACTGGTTGCGATACAGAAGCTACAGAGCCTGCACTAGTAGTACCGCAATCTGATTCTAGCATTTCGTCACTACGACCGAACTTAGGTGGTATTGTTTTGACGCTAGGAGTCGATGCTGGGGTTAGATTTTCTTGTAAGTGTTTGATTTTCATATAAAATATCCGCTAATAAGATATTTATCTATTTTCAAGGGTTTGTGATAGAAGTAATAATCCAGAAGTCACTACTCATTGTGGTATCCTGAATCACTTGATAGGGCATGTAGAAATATCCGCGGTCTCCCCAGCCTGTTCCCCAGCTATTTCTAGCTATAAAACGCTGGGTAGAATCATTGTATCCTACTAATGTTACTGCGTGTCCACCCAATAATTGCTCACGAGCCTTGTTAGGATAAGGCATCATACCTGTTCTAGCAACATTATCAGTTTCAAAACTCTCGTAAACATCGAACCCGACAACAACAGGATAGCCCTGTGCTAATGCTGCTTTTACTGCTGCAAAATCAGCACAACGCTGATATGCTACTGCTTTTCTTGTGGCTGCGTTTGTGTAAGCCGCTTGGCTAGGGCGATATGCGAACTTTCTAGCGTCATAGGGCCATAATGATTCTAGTGGAGCACCAACTTTATTTACTGCTTTAATGCCATCACGGATATATGCGCCTGAATCATAGTTAACTGTACCTTCGTAAACACGCTCCTGATAGTAAATAAACAAACGACTAACCTCTGTATTCTTCTTTGCTCTGCGGCATAGATATTCAATCAAACTTGCAATAGCGTTCCCAGTACAACTACCCAAATTTCCCTGATTTTCAATTGCTGAACAGTTTGCTCGTAAGTCTACGCTTGTAGGTACTGTTGCTAATGTTCTAGGGACGAAAGCGTGGTCTCTATTGTCTGCTTTATCTCTTTTCCAGTGGTAATTGTTGTTAGGCATTCTATTTTCCTTTATTATATTTATTTTAAATCGAACAATATAATCTCAGCGTCAGTTGTTTGTATATCTATTGAGACTTCATTCTCAAAACTATACCCGTCACCCTCGATGAAATTATCATTGTTTATCGACCCGGATCCAGTAACCACATACAGATAGTATTTGCGTACTGGGTTTAGTTGAAAAGTATATGGTTCTGTGAATATCCCTGCTAGTAATCTAGCGTCAGCACGAATAGGTAGTGTAGCAGTTATATCACAAAACTTGTTTAGTTTATCTTCACGAGTAAACTGATGATAGTTGTAAACGGGGGTTGCATTCTTAACTTCACTGCGAATCCATAACTGTAGATAACGAATAGGTTTGTCACTACCATTACCTTCACTATGAAACATACCCGATCCACTACACATTCTTTGTACTGCACCAGAGGGTATGTCTATGTGTCCGTTCGTGTCATCTACATGGTAGCAGGGTCCATCAACTACATAACCAAAGATTTCTCTATCAACATGCTTATGTCTGCCTACATGGTAGCCCGGCTCTACTCTATCATCGTTGATAGTCTCTAGTGCGCCAAAGTTCATATACTGCCAATCCATGTACGCTTGAAAAGTAAAGGTTCTATAACTTAATATAGAACCTTTAGTTTCAATAACGCCACGTGTGTTAGCAGGGCGTTTTGTTATCATATTAGCAGTCGAACCAATTGTAATCTGCTTCGCCGATAACTAAATCAAAACGATAGATGATACGCACCTTGTATGATAGACTCCAATCATTGTATGTTTGATTGCTAAAGAAAATGATACCGTAACGGTCAAAATCTTGCATAGGATAGCAACTTAAAGTACTCATGCCCCAGTCACTAGCATCATCTTGATTATAAGGATCGTATGGGCTTTGGTTGTAATTACCCATACCCGTCCAACCAAAGTTAGTACAGATTGAACCTGTATCAGCGTCCCAAGAACCAATTTGTGGACGATATACTTGCATTAATAATTGTCCCGTACCGCCCATGACGCCATTACCTTCACCTGGATTGTATTCAGTGCCGAGGTCATCTTTCCAGTCGAACCACTTGTAACCGTTGTTCCAGTTGTTAGATGCATTTCCTGGACGATATACATCTACTTCTAAAGCTGTTGCTTTTGAATAGAAATTAACTTCAATAGTGTCACCAGTAGTATATGTTACTTGGTCAAACGGGTTAAGGTAAAATTGAGTTTGTTCATAGTTGTAGTTCTGATACCAATAGAAGTTTACTGGACTACCACCGTTGATAGTCAAATAACCACTACGATATGTTCCACCATTATACTTGTTATTACTTGTACCAATCGGATATGCTGCCTCAAGTAAGAAATTAGGATAAGCTGTAGATGGAATAGTAAGGTTCCAATCATTACTTCTATCATCGACCGCAGTGAAGCTAAATGTTTTTAATTCAGATGTTACTGATTTGTATGGAGTACCATCAAATGTTATTGTTAGAGTTCCGTCATTATTATCAACTACGTCGGTGATGTTTCTTGTAGAATAGTTGTCTGAATATATAACGATATAGTGTTTACTGAAATATTCAGAGTTAGTTAAATCTGCTACTGCGCTGCCAGAACCTGTACCCATCCAATTATAAAATTCATCATTACTAATAGTTACTGTGTTACTAGCTACAGATTCACTTACATCAGGGATATATGTGCTATAGTTATCATAATTAGAACCAACATATGTTGTACCTTCAGTCCAGTATTTGATAACAACAACATCATCTACTGAGAACACTGTGTTGTCCCATACATTCAGTGTATATGAATCAGCACTAGGATTAGCTAGGCTGTTGAAATAACTAGTGAAGTTACTAACATCATAATCAGTTTTCTTATAGATATAGATATTGTTTTCACGTTGCCAAGTTGTCCAAACATCTGCAATTTCAGGTGTATCTGTACCAGTGAATGTTAAGTTACTATCACCTGACAGTGCTGCAATCATTGGAGCAGTCAATGTGACTTCAAACTTCTTGTAACCTTCTGTTTCGAAAGTAAACTCTTTCTTACCTTGCACACGAGTAAAGTGATAAGTGTTATCGTTAACACCATCAGTAAAGCCAGTAGAGTAATCTCCTGCTCCACCGCCTCCGCCACTAGCATAGTCTAGTAAGTTCCAAGTTGTTGAACCGTCACCGTATTTGACTTTGTTTGTATCTGTTTCTAGACCAGGTTCACCTTGTGATAGAATTGGATTTGTTGAAGTCCAGTTCGCTGCCGAATCTCGTCTTAGTTGAATTTTGCTTGACATTTATATATCTCCTATTATTATTTATCTTATACCAATCGTTCCATGACGATGGTGTTTTTCTTGTAGCCTGGACCGATTATCAATGTGATTCTGTACATTCTACGATTTGTTAAATCTTGCACAAAATATACAGATTTATCGCCTGCCCATGGAAAACTCCATGTAAAAATTTGCTGATATGTGGTGTTTAATGTGTCACCTGTCCAATATCTTGAATCAAATGTACCAGCATAATTGCCTGGACACCAGAAACATTCTCCTGAAATTCTTGTACTCATTGTACCACTAGTTACACGCATTTGTAAACTACGAGTACCTGATGCCGGTAATTGAACTGCTAGTGTATCTAATACAAGTTCTACACCATCATCTATGTTAGCAGCCTTGTAGCCTACAGGCGCAGTTACAATGATAGGAGCGAACGGATTAGGTGCACTTCCTACTACAGGAGGACCACCCACTGCTGGTGCAGTAGTTGCAGTTGTACTTACTTTGCCAGCATCAACTGTAGTGCCGTCACTCTTAGTAATGATTAAATTACCAGTACTGTTAACAGTAGCACTAGTGATGCTTACTCCGTCTTTACCTGCAGGTCCTGTTGCGCCAGTAGCTCCTGTCTCCCCTTTAGGGCCGGCTACACCTTGAACTCCCTGTGGCCCTTGTTCACCTTTGAGTCCTTGTATACCCTGTGCTCCTGGGATTCCTGGCAAGCCTTGATTCCCCATCGGTCCGGGTTCACCTTGAAGACCTCGCTCACCTTGAAGACCTCGCTCACCTTGTGCACCAGTCTCGCCCTTCTCACCTTGAATGCCTTGCTCACCGCGATAGCCTCTTTCGCCTTGCTCACCCTTGTCACCTTGGGGTCCAGGGATAGTAACTACGCCCTGAGCATCAACACTTTGAATTGCTGTTGCTAATGTTTCGAGGTTCTTGTTTAATTCATCTGCGAATGAATCTAGTCTAAGATATGCAGGAACTTTAACTTGTTGTAAATCTATTTTGTTAATCATCTATTATCCTTACAATGTGAAACTACTAGTAATCCACCAGTAGCAGAAGCCACCTCTATCTCTATATGAGGTAACCTTTATAGCTTCCCATTGCATCATGGTGTATGGAGGACCGTCCCATAAACCAACAACGAAAGCAGCAGGTGTATCATTGATAATAGTTAGTTCAATACCAGCTCTAGGTGGTTCAGGTAAGTCTACACTATGAGTACCGTTATTACTATACCCATCTTGTTCTACCACATAAATTACATTGTAGTCTGAGAAAGTAGGAGTGAACGGTGTATTTTCAGTTTGTCCCCACAAGACCAAGTCTAATTGTCCTGTAGTATTCATCGCCCAATCACCGTTCTGATTAGATACATTAATCTGATTGTCTCTACCATTGACTTTTAGTGTAGTCATTGCGGAACTAATATTTACATTACCTGGATCAGTTCCTGAAGGTGAAGTTAATGCAATTGTTAAGTCAGCACCTGATATTTCTTGAATCGCAATTCCGTAACCTGGAATTGAAATACTGCCACTATAGTCAGTAAACTCCCCGTTTCCGTATATTAATAACTTTGTACCAGTGATAGCTGTCAACGGTGCTGTCGGTGGTGTGAAGTTAGCTGTGTAAACAGCAGTACCTTTCACAAATCTAAAGTTAGAAATTTGTGTACCATGACAACCGTAACCTACTGCTCTACCAACTAATACAGATTCGTTACAAGGGAATTCATTATAATTATTATCAACATCACCTGAACTTGCAGTAATCTTATTACCATCTATGTATAATCTAACTTTGCCTGCATTTCTAACAAATGCAATGTGATGCCAGGTATCAACAGTGATAATACCATATACTTGAAAGTAACCACCCATCCATGCGCCACCGTTAATACCGTTGAAGATACCCATAGCAGCGGTACCAGTCAGAATACTCAAACCGTTCGCATTGTTATTAGTACCGAACATAGGGGCATAGCCACTAGTAAAGTCAGTACTAGAAAATTTCATATAGGCTTCAACTGTAAAGTCATCATATGCTCCTACCCAGAAATCACTACTAGCTGACACTACTAGACAGCGACCGTTGTCAAACTGTATACTCTGTGACAGTCCGGTTGGGTTAGTAACAGGAGACTCATATATATAAGTTGTCGCGCCGCCCACTTCTGACACACCTTTGCCCACGTGTGCCATGTATGGAGTATATGCACTACTATCTACTGGTATACTAAGATTAGGATCCACATACAAACCTAATTGATTTGATGCAGGAGTATCAATATAGTAATAGTTGTTATTCAACTCTGTTGTTGTATTGATGTTAGTAATCTTAACTTTTGAACCAGTATACAATCCATGGTCAGTTAATGTAGTAACTGTAGTTCCCATTGCACCTAGTGTAATATCAGTGATATCAAATGAAAGACCAGTGTATCCGGGTTCAGTTGTAATAATAGTGTTTGGTGGTAATGTCACATTGCCATTACTACCCAATACCCAATCATTATTAGCTAGGCCTGCTTGTCTAGTTCTAAAGACAATATCAGTATCATCAGCTGCCTTAACATATAAGTTAGGACCATCATCAATCGTAGATCCGTTAGTCAAAGTTAATATGCCGTTGCTACCAAACTGCCATGTATTTGTAGTACTACCATCATCAGTTTTGATTTGCAAGTTTGCACTAGATGCAGGATGAATGTCAGCATTACCTGTACTAGGGTTAGTAAATACAACGCCAGTTGGTAGTGTTACATTACCATTGGCCGCTACAGTTAATACCTTTAGACCATTAACAAGTCTAGTATGCTCAGGGCTTGCTAGATATGGTAATGAGTTCCAATGACTAGTACCGTCGCCCATCTTGATTTTATTATTAGTAATATCAAGACCGGGTTCGCCGTCAGCTAATATTGGATTGATGCGAGACCAGTTACTAGCCGTGTCTCGTCTTAGTTGAATTTTATTTGCCATTGTTTATGCTCCACCGCCATCTAAGTTATATTGATTTACTTCAGTAAGTCTGTTGCCACCATCGAATGATGCATCTGCTACACCATGTCTTGTTGAACTAAAGCCGCCGTCTGCAAATGCTACATCGACTTCGATATCATAATGAGCCATTGCACCACCACCATCTAAGTTGATGTTTCGTTGTACATACGCTGTCTGTTGCTTAGTCCCGTCAGGGAATTTCAACTCACCTTTGTTAGTAAATCTAAACTGATAGGTATCTTCGTCTGTGTTGATAACAACATCTTTTTCAGCATCGATAACAATGTTATATCTACCTTGTGCAACATTATCTTGTTGTCCAGTGACACTACCAGCGTTTTGTGTATATAGAGCAGTAGCATTTCCTCCTAACCTCAATGAATCGGACACCGAGTTTTGGCCGTCAACTGCAATATTCAAGTTTTTAATGTATGTTCTTAATGCACCGATATCTTGGTCTGCACCAAATCCGATATAATAGTCATTATTTGTATTAAGTGTTTCATCTAATGTCAGTGTGTCTAATACAATATCTGAGGTATCCATTGTCTCTAACATAATGTTAGGACTGTTATTAGGATCATATGTAAATCTTACACGATAAGTTCCGGGCCCGGGTATATTCCATCCAGTACTGGTAAAATTATTTGGTGCAGAAATCTCTGGGGTAAACCAGTTATACTGAACTGCGATTCTAGTTGAATTAGAATCTTCCCAATGCCATTGAGGTTGTGTGCCTTGTTCAAATACACATAAACCAAAATCGCTTTGTTCTGAATTTATCTCCATATCAACCGTGACAGTCACTTTAGTTGTACCACTAATAGAGAAATTAGTTCTGACTGGATAACTGATATTATTTTCTCCGGCATCACCACTGAAGAACACACCTTGAGATGTCTGGCCGGCGTGTGCTAATGTTCCTGGCTCATAATCTAAGAAATCCGGTAATGTACTAAATGAACCTGTACCGATAATGCTAGTTGAGCCACCACCTAATACAGAGGAACCGTAAGCGTCAATAATGTCACCACCTTCTGGTAATGTTAAATTACCTGATGGGTCAAACAACCACTCTTTTGCGCCACCGTTTTCATTTACACTAACTTTTAACGGAGAATTGTTGTTACTACCGATGACCACATAACCTTCACCGTTCTGTAAGTTTAAGAAACCAGTGCCATCAGCATATACTGTATTTCCTTCGAATGACAAATCACCAGTGTTAGCATTTCCGCCGCCACCTGACGGGTCTTGGTTTTCCCACTTCTCTTGACTGCTGTTCCAAGTTAAAACTTGTCCGTTGCTTGGTCCATCTAACTGAACATCATCTAAACCTTCTAATGCTGATGAGCCACCACCGTTAAATTCACTTTCAATTTCTCCTGCACCACAACGAACTTTGAATGGGATTTCAGTCCAATCTCCGCTAGTTGAAGGATCAATTTGTGTGCCCTCTGGTGCTGCGAACATTACTGTACTATAAGTAACTGCTTCACCTGTATAACCTGCACCGCCTGTAACCACATCAATGCCATCAATATAGCCGTCATCATCTAATTCTGCAATAGCGTAAGTGGCAGCAGTCCAACCGTTTATTGGACTATTACCTTGAATAATAGTGTAATATGTGTATCCGTCGATGACTACTGGTGTACCAGTCCATGTAGCTGTTTGGTCTTCAGTATCATCTACCTCAATCGCAACACTAGTACCAGCTCTAGTTACACCTGGAATAACTAGTTTGCCCTGCGCACTAGTATCAATTAGTACACCATTGATGCTAAGTGCAGGGCTTTGAATTTCAAAAGGTTTCATTGTCATTTTTATTTTTTCCTATTAGTATAGTGTTGCTGAAAAAATTTCAGTACATGTTGATAGAACTGATACTGAATTCATTGTGCTTGTTGGTCTGCAAATAATTTCAACTCTATTGATAGATGAATTCCATCGGGTAGATAATGTTACTAATGGGTTAGCACTTGTGTAAACTAAACCATATGCACTACCTGACACTGTATTATTTCGTATGCTCTTTGCAACTATCATTTCACAACTTTGTGTATCCGTATCAGATTGACCATCTTCCACGCCTTCGATGTTGAACAACAACTTTAGTGTTTGGAAATTAGCAGTGCCTGTATAGACTACTGTATCCATATTAGGGTTACATGTTACATAGCCACCACTTCGTTGAATTACACCACTAGAATAGTCAACATTACCGTTAATAGTAATGCCACTGAATGAAGGTGTGTCACTTGAATTCAATGATTGATTGAATGGGTTGCCGCCGCTGCCACCTAATACAGTAACGCCGTTGCTATCAACGATATCACCATTTACCGGTAAGTGCAATACGCCTGCGTTGTCAAAGTTCCATGTGTTTTCAGCACCACTGAAGTCGGTTGTTAGCTGTATGTTTGCGGCACCGATGTTTACTTGTGTAGTCTTGCTACCAGTATCAACATCATTGTTTATAAAATTGATGCCGACACCGCCACCTAGTGGGTTGTATACACGAACATTTAAGTCATTGCCTTCTTGTGCATGGATATGACCAGGGACAGTTAATGTTCCAGATGTACCGAAGATCCAGTTTTCAGAACTATTGCTTCTTAATGTGTATCCGTCGCCGTTAGTGTAGAAACCTGCACCATTGCTATCACGCAAGTCTAGACTTGTTGTAGCTTGATTGTCTGTAGCAAATTTACCTGAATCTCCTGAACCAATCTTAGCACCGTTAGGGAATGTTAGCATACCATCATGACTATATTGCCATGTGTGAGAATTGGCACGAATATTAACGATACCGTTAGCGTCAAAATTGACTAATTCAGATGCTTGGTTACCAGCGTCGGTATCACTTGGTAAATACAACCATGTATTACCATCTTGCGGGCTAATATAGATAGCGCCTCCGTTGGTATTTCGAATCCAAGTTCCTTCAAACCCAATATCACCGGTGTTTGTACCACCACCTCCTAATGGACTAGACCATGACAAGTTACCTGCACCATCAGTCATTAATATTTGTCCACTGGATCCGCCGCCAATTTTAACGTTACCAACGTGACCCAAGTTAGCACCCACTGAATTAACAATATTAAAACCATCTAATGTAGGAGCAGGGCTTGCACCAGTTGATACCAGTGATCCGGTTACTGCAATGTTTCCGTTAACAGTAAATGTCTTAGTGCTGTTACTCATTACAGCAAATACATTATCTGAATAGAAACCGCCCATGCCGAATACAATATCGTTATGTGTTCCTACACCATCTGTAGCAATAACTAAATTACCACCTTGACCATCAAATCCTACTTGACCTTTAACAAAGAAATAGCCATCACCGGGTCCAGTAATCGAATAGTTAATATCATTGAAGTTGTGACTAGTAAAGCCCATATCAGCCCAGCCACTAGAATCATTACCCTGGTCACCATATGCTACCCAATCACTACTACCATTCGGCGAACCGTTAATGATAACTGCTTGAATATATGTACCATATTCATTGTGCATCACTAATGTAGGTGCAACTAAATCAGATGTTTCAGCATAAGATCCTACATATAATGTATGACTATCAACACCAGTCATATGTATGTTGCCATTGAATATGTGCTTGATGCCATTGGCATTTATATTACCAGCAACACCCAATCCACCATCAGTTATCAATGCACCGTTAGATGACGTGGTTGACGCAGTAGTGTTACTTAAATGTAGAACATTGGCTTTATTTAATAATAAATCTGTATTGTCAGTTAAGTTAGCAATATCGGTTGGGATAGTTGGAATATCACCTAATGTAATATAATGACGACTATTCAATGAACTGTTTGATACATAATCATACGCAAGTAAATTTGTAGTAGTAATAAAATTCTGACTACCAACATATGTTTTTGTAGCATAATCATTTAATGTAGTAGACAATGCCGAACTAGTAATATATCCTTGACTAGTTACATAATTCTCAGTTGCCAAACCAACAACGCTAGGAATACTTGGCTTGTTGTTCAAATCTTCATAGTTACCAGTACGACCTGCTGTAGAAATGGTCGGTAGATATTCTAAATCATTGTAGTTACCTGAGGTAGCGACTAATGCTAAACTTGTAGAATCTATTTTACTTGCTAATGCGTTGTTTACGAATGTTTCCGTAGCTAAACCAGTAATGCTAGGAATAGTTGGCTTGTTAGTCAAGTCATTGTAGTTACCTGTAGTTGCTACGGTAGCAAAACTTGGCTTACCTGTAATATTACCCCATGTAGCTTTGTTATCTACATATGTTGTATTAGCGTATGCTTGTAAGTTAGGCTTGTTTGTTAAGTCGTTGTAGTTGCCGCTGAAGCCGCCGCCACCTCCGCCTTGACCTAATGAAATACCGCCAGGTGTTACACCGTCACTAAGATACATTGAACCCGTATCTGGATTATAAAATATTGTTCCCGCTTGACCAACAAATTCTGACGGCTCTTGTAAAACCAAGCCGGCTTTAATTTTCTTTGTATTCGACACTTAGATTTCTCCCCTTTGAATTTGCTGTACTGGTATTCCAGCATTCTTTTTTATTATTGTTAATTCTGCATCTTCGCAATTGTCATACATGTTATCTACGCCAGTTGCTTTCTTTAGTAATTCTAATTCCTGCTGTAACGGTGATACCATTGTTTCTTGCTTCTCATCCTGAGTGTCGGTGACCTCAGGTTCGGCGGAGTTTTCTTCCGCCGCCATACTTGTTAGTATTGTAATTAATTCTTTAATTTGCATATTAGTTCACTGCGATCCAGTTGTATCCGTCAGACAATATTTCTTCACTAGTCTGTCCTTCTACCACTACTATAGTATTTAGCGAACTGTCTTGTACAATCAAATGCTGAAACTGACTTCTGTTAATCACAATCATTCTACGACCTGTCATTGTTACCGCCGGTGCTAGACGAATTGTTCTGTCTACATTTATAGGATCACCAGTTAACACTGTGGCAGTAACACTTGAATCAATAAATGAAACTTCAGTTAGGTTCAAATCAACTAAATCTAATACTGTATCAGCGGGATTCGCTTGAACAATATTTGTTACTACATTGTTGATTTGTTCTAGAACAACCGCTGAGCGGGTATCTCCGGCGCCAATACTAGATGAAAATACTTCAATTTCTTTTTGTTTTATATATTGTAATCCTGGGTCCGCATTTGTGTTGACTACTGGTGGTTTATATAATATCGTTGACATTTCTTTTCCTTATTATGGTCTCAATAACGGTGGTCTGCCGTTACGCTTAATTTTGCTTCCCAATCGTTTAGCATTATCTTGCATTGAATATGAATTAACATCTACACTCAACGCCATCTTCCAGCGTGGATCATCTTTCTCTGCTGGACTAGGTATGTAACCTGAACACTCATACATCTGCCATTCTTGTTGAATATCAGGTGTAATGTCAGGCTGATTTACTTCTGCAAGACTTAATTGTTCATCGTGTAGTTCTTTTAATTTCTCGTACAATTCTTTTATTGTACCTTTACTACGCAATATCTTAAATGCTAGATTTTCTGGGCTGAACTCGCCTGCTTTATCTAAGCCAACTTGTCTATATTTCTTTAGTGTTTTAATTACACGGGTAATCTTTTCAGGGTTATTCGTCTTTAGTGCATACTGTGCTAGTTTGAAAATCTTACGGTACTTTTCTTTAGTAGCGATTTGGTCAAAGTCTGCTTTACGCTTTCTAGGTAACTTAATCCACTTGTCATTCAATACTGAATATTCACCTAGACTGATGACGGGCTGATTGGCATCCTGTACATATAACTCTACTTCGTAACCCTTGATAATAATATCGTGTTCTTCGTTGTAAACTGTCTTTTTAGCATTGAATAATTCACGGTAAACATCATCGTGTTCAAACTGAGAAATGTCTACTAATAAGTGTAAATCAATATCGCTTAATCTTGTATAACTGTAAGCTGCGTTTGAGCCTGACAATGTAATGTCTTGTACATGTAAATCAGGTAACCCTAGATGTTCCATGAAATCGTTAGCAATAATTAACAATTGCTCTCTGACTTCAGGGTTTAAGTGGTCACCGTCAAATAGGGCCTGATTCAGTTCATCATGGAAGTGAACCACATCTTTCAGGTTAAAGTTCTCTAATTCTCTAAAGTGCATTATGTATTTATATAAAAAAATGGTTATCACGTTTCCATGATAACCATTGTGTCATAATAGTAGACTATTATGCCTGAGGGGGTTGTTGTTTCTTCATTTCTTCAATGTACATAGGTCCGATTGTATTCAACAAGTGTGTTTGATTTTCCATGCAGAATACATAACTACCTGAGTGACGCAATAATACTCGCTTGTCAACCCAGATTTTACCACCTAAGTCACGCCAGTTTTCACAGAATGTCCAGTCTTCACTGTAGTAACGATTCTGACGAACTGCTGTATCAAAGTATGTCTTTAAGTGTTGGTCATACTTTGGATCCAAGCCGATATCGTTTTTATATTGCTTGACCGCTGGGTGTGACTTCAATTTCTCAAATACATGACGCTTCATTAACAAGAAACCTGTACCTGCTTTAGATACTTCTTGTAGACCATCTGGTCCTTCTTCTGCGCCTTCAAATCCGTTAACTACCCACTTGATTGGCATAGTCTTCATTGGGTATAGTCCACCGATAACATCAACGTCACGGTTCAACAATACTAACAAGTGCCATGGCTCCCAACCAATGTCTGCGTCAACAAAGAATAAGTGTGTTGCACCTTCTTGTTCTAAGAACTTAGCTGTTAGTGTGTTTCTAGCACGGCTGATAAGTGATTCGTTGACCATTGTTTCCAATGTCCAATCGATACCTAATTGACGGGCTGTGTTAGCCCACTTGATAAATGACATGAATGTAGATTCTGTCAACATGCCACCATAGCATGGCATTGCAATGTGGACTTTAGTTGTTTTCAAGTAATCAACATTAACTTGAACTTGCCCTTGTTGAGCTTGTTTTTGTTGTTGCTCTTGTGCCGCTTGTTCAGCAATTTCTTGAACTTTTTCTACTGGAACTGTTTTAGGTTCTTTTGTAGCTTTAGTTGCTTTTGCTGGAGCTTTCTTTGCGGGTGCAGCCTTAGCCGGAGCCTTTTTTGCTGCTACTGTTTTTGCTGGTGTTTTCTTTGTTGCCATTTGGTCCTCTTTAAAGATGTAATTATTTACACAGTAAAGAGGGGGTCAAATTATTTTTCGTCTAGGTAATCTTCCGCCAAACCTTTACTACGAGCTTCTTTGTCTAAATCTAATTTACGCTGACGAATAGCTTCTTTATCATGACCTGGCTCACGTTCCATATCTTGCAATGCTTTACGCTTTGCATCTAAATCTTCTTGACCTTGTAGTGCTGATTCAGCCATTTCAGGTTGTGTGCTTATACGATATTGATTCTTGTCTACAGGACGAACTTCAATATCATTCATTGTGATAGCATACTTCTTAGTTAATAATGGAACTAATTTATCTAATAGATAATAAGGAATATTCTCCGCTACTTTATGTCTGTTACCCGATTTCGACAAATAATATGCATTAATCTTAGCATTACGATCCATGATACGGGATTCGTTCAATGCCTGCTGAACTAAAGACATAAATCTTTTCTTTTGTTCAACACTAGCTTCTTTAATATACGGACGCATTTTATTAATTTGCTCCGCTAATTTCTTTTGTTTTACTTTATCCATAGCATTAACTTTGATATCGGTTGCGGGTGCAGGTGCTGCTAGATATTTGTCTAGCATCTTTTTAATTGTTTGTTGCTGTTTACTCTTAGGATATAATTCACGAATTAATTCTAATTTACCTTTATCGTCAGCACTTGTATACATATTACGGACTTGTGTACCTGAGTAAATCTCTTGTCCACCTACCATGAATGTATGCTTCTTAGATACAAACACATAACCATGCTTACTGAAAGGTTGCATTGGTTCACCTGGCACATATGGTTGATAGTATGCAGGTGAGCCATCTTTCTTTGTATATGGCATAGGGTCTCGTTCGCTACGAACAAGAATGAATACATCTTTTTGTGGGTCGTATTGACTTAATATCTCAACTGGGTTGATAGGATTTCTAGTCTCAACCATTGGATCCTTAACACCTGCTTGTTGTGCTAAGAATTGTTTGTCTTTAAAAGGGATAGGACGTTGTTTAGTGTCATTACTAGCAGCCACATATAGTGCTGCGTTAGGAAATGCTTCTTTAGCCTGTAGATAGCTAGATAAATGTCCTACATGAAATGGCTGAAAGCCGCCACCATAAACAACGATTGTAGCCATTTTAGTAACAGACCTTCATATAATCTAATGTACCACTGGTATAAGCAGTAGTCTTGCAACGCAACCAAGCAAAGTTACCTTGAATGTTCATATAACCATACTTGGGATTTTCTACTGTACCGCCGTTGCCGTTACCTGATGTACATACTAGGTTGTAAACTGTGAACCAGTCAGTATCATTTTGAGGGTCATCAACTAATGTAGCTTGTACAACTGCTGTTCCCAAGAACCCGGTGACTTTCCATGTTAGTGTTTGTAGAGTTTTACCGGATACATAATAGCATGCGGCAGGCTGTTTTGTACCAACAGTAATGGAAGTAGTCTGTGGTAACAATGTTAGTACTGAAGTTTGTGCCATTATGCTTGTACCACTTCAACTACGACTGAATCGCCCACTAATTCTTGTGCTACTTGCTCAAGTGCGGCTTGAATGTCAGAACCAGCGATAGAAGATGCTTCTTCGCTGTCCTTAACTATTTTACTGAATTTAATGACGATTACGTCTTCTACAATCTTTGCCATGAAAATACTCCACTAATAGAGTATTTATCATAGTCAGACAGGATCAGGACGCTTTTCTAGCTTGAAACGCTTGCTAATCATATCACCAAACATCAATGCAAACAATGTATCCGTAGATTCTTCGTTAAAATCGATGAAATAATGACTAGAACAATAGTGATTATTCCAGTACCAAGCATTACGATGACGACCATCAGGAGATAACCATAGTCTAAAGCTATTGCTAGGAACAATCACAGTATCAGTACCTTTGTATCTGTCAATAAAGCGCCTCATGCTTTCTTTCCAGTTTTCATCAATACGCTTACTTTTCAAGTAAACACGATACTTATACTTGGGTTCTTTCACATAGTACTTTGTACCATGCGGAATAGTCTGGTCAATCTCAGTATAGTCAATTATAGCAATACCCGGGCCAATCTTTTCTAATGTTTTCAACAACTGTAAGTCATTACTAAAAACACCTGCTGTATTACCCTCTACACGGATCATCGCAAGTTTGTTCTTGCTATCTGTGTTGGTATTGCGCCATGTTATGAACCGTTCAATACTATCTAAATCGATGCTATCCAGTTCTTGTTGCATTTTAGTACCATGACGACCTTTCTTCAAACGCTCAATTACTTTGAGGTAATCTAAAAAGTTCTTAGCAAAGTATGTGCGATTCAAACCACTGAGGCTTATTCTCGCTCTATACTGATACTTACTATAATACAATGTACTACGGTGGTCGACCAAGTCGATTCCCGTAGTTGCTTTATTCGGATGTGACTTCAATGATACCATCTTCTCCCACTTTCGCTACTAGTTTCTGAATTACATCAAACTCAATCTCACCACTAAGTCCGATGTGTACATTAATTGTAGCAGATTTGATTCGTTCAAACAAGATTTTCTTTGACAGAGGTACCCTAATTAGTTCATCAATCTTACGACTTAACGGACGAGCACCCATCTTGCTATCATAACCTTTTTCAGCTAGATATTCAACAACTGGCTCACTCAAGTTCAATGTGATATCGTGTACAGACTTCAATGACTTCTTCAAATCTTCTGCAAATTTTACCACAATCTTCTTAATAGCAAGCATATCTAGTTTACCGAACTTACAAATCAAGTCAATACGGTTTCTGAATTCTGGTTTAAAGAACTCTTTCAATGCTTTGTCATCTTCACCTGTGCGTTCGTTAGAACCGAAACCGATAACACTACGCTCACTATCAGCACTACCCAAGTTACTTGTCATAATGACAATTGCGTTCTTAGCATTGACAACTTTACCGTTACTACCAGTGATACGACCTTCGTCTAATAGTTGCAAGAAGATGTTGAAGATATCGGGGTGTGCCTTTTCAACTTCATCAAACAACAAGATAGCGTGTGGATTCTTGCTCAAGTCATTAATCAAGCGACCACCACCTAAGTTACCTTCACCGAAGCCGACATAGCCAGGGGGAGCACCAATCAAACTACTGACACTGAACTTTTCACCGTATTCTGACATGTCATACTTCATCAATGGCATGTCTAAGTTCTTACTCAATAGTTTAGCAAGTTCAGTTTTACCTGTACCTGTTGGTCCTAAGAATAAGAAACTAGCAAGAGGCTTAGTCTCGTTTCCAATGCCTGCGAATGAAACATAGACCCTTTCAAGTACTTTGTCAACTGTTTCTTCTTGACCATACAACTTATCTTTCACATTTGATTCTAAGTTAACAATACGGTCGCTACGGTCATCGCTCAACTTGTCAGCAGGAACGCCTGTATACTTTTCAACTTGCTCGTAGATAAGTTCTTTAGTAATGATTGCACCTTTATTTTCTGCTACACGCTGTTTAGCACATGCGGCATCTAACAAGTCAATACTTTTGTCTGGGTTCTTACGATCCTGAATGTAACGGGTTGCACCTTCAACTGCGGCTTCAATCGCTTCGTCTGTGATTTCAACACTGTGGAAGTCATTCAATCGTGCTGATAGACCTTTTAGAATACGAACTGTACTTTCTTGACTTGGTTCGTCAACACTAACTTTGTAGAATCTACGCATCAACGCACGATCCTTTTCGAAGGATTCGTAGAATTCTTCCCATGTTGTGCTAGCGATAACTTTGATTGTGCCTTTAGTTAGTGCTGGCTTAATCATGTTACTAAAGTCAACACTACCATTCGTTGAACCACCTGCACCCTGCATAGTATGTGCTTCGTCAATGAATAGAATAGACTTCTTCTTAGTTGCAAGTGCTTCTAATACTGCTTTGACCTTTTCTTCAAAGTCGCCACGATACTTACTACCGGCTAACAATGAACCGATTTCAAGACTATACAATTCATGACCTTGTAAGAAGTCAGGAACTGACTTCTCAACAATCTTTTGTGCAAGACCTTCTGCAATAGCAGTCTTACCAACACCCGGGTCACCGACCATCAATACATTACTCTTGAATCGTTTTGCCAATACATTGACAATATCTTCAACTTCTTTTGTACGACCGATTACTGGTTCTAATCTATCTTCACGAGCCTGTGCTGTAAGATTAATTGTATATTCTTCCAACACTTCATCAGCTTGGTCTTCACTCATGCTTACTTCGTTGTGATTGCTCTTATAGTGTTTCTGCCAGAAGGGAACAAACTCAGTCTTTGAGAACCCATACTTCAATAGGAAGTAATGTGCGTGACTATTGGTTTCTGCTGAAATACTCAGGTACAAGTCAATTGTAGTAATCATTTTACGACCAGTGAACATAACTTGTGTCACTGAACGGTTCATAACACGCTCTAAACTGTTAGTTTTGCGAGGTTGTACTTCTTGACCTTGGTCTACATTTACCACGATAGATGTTAAACTATCCAAGTATGCACTAATATCACCCACTAGACCATCTACATTTGTACCGAATTGTTCGATACACTTCTTAAATGGTCCGTATGTTACTAATGCTAATAATAAATGCTCTACTGTGCAATATTGATGGTTGCGTTGTTTCGCCATCCCAATCGCTTGTTCGATGATGGATTCGATTTCTGGTGAATGCACTATAGTTTCCTTTTAAAATTTTATTTACTTGGTACGACTTTGCAAAATGCTATCAGTTATACGAGAATCTATTTTATCAGGAATGAATGGTTTTAGCAAGATTAATTGGTCACCAAATTGACTACTGTTTAGAATGGGTAAGCCTTGACCCGCAATGCGTAGTGTGGCATCTGGTTGTGTTCCGGGCTTTACATCGACTGTAAATGTTTTACCCGAAATAGTAGTGAACTCAAAATTTGTTCCAGCAATCAAATCCAATACACTAATGCGTTGTGTTGCTTGTAAGTTTTGTCCAACACGGTCAAACTTAGCATGCGGGTGAACTCTAAAGTCAACTAACAGTATAGCACCTTGAATGATATTATCAAAGCGCATTGTTTGCCCGTTCTCTACACCTTTAGGTATCTGGACTTTCACAACTTGCACACCGTTAGGTCCTTGCATTTGTAGCATTTGTTCGCCGCCGTTATAAACTTGTTCTAGTGATACCCAAATAGTTGTGCGGTAGTTTTGTTGGAATGGATTGTGAAATGGTCCGCCGCCACCGCCAAACATTTGACCAATAATATCATTGATATCAAAACCTTGAGTATGGAAACTGAATCCACCTGGGAATCCTCCACCAAACTGTTGGCGGGGGTTGTCATACTCTTGTCTCTTTTGTGGGTCAGATAATGTTTCGTAGGCAGCTTGTACCTTTTGGAACATAGCAGTGTCACCGCCCTTATCTGGGTGATGCACGGCTGCTAGTTTTCTATATGCTTTTTTGATTTCGTCGGGGGTAGCGTCACGTGCTACCCCGAGTGTTTTGTAATGGTCGCTCATAACATTGATGTTAGCACAGTTTGTGTGCTAAGTCAATATTTATTATGCTACTCCGGCGACCTTTTCTTTTGTTCTGCCGTATGCTGCGATACCTAGAACTGCACCCATTGCAATGTGATACAAACCTGCACCTTGCAATGTTAATGGTTGCCATTGACTTGTTACTGAACCATGACTCATTGCTTGCAACACTGACCATAATACTGGGAAGATAACAAAGTCACAAGTACATGTCAACATATAGATCCAACCCATCATTGGGCGCATCTTCTTGTTGATCCAATCTGTTGCGTCTTTATCAAGTGCTACAGTGGACTCGCCACCTTCACTCATAGCACCACCGCCGCTCTTTAATAAGTCTGCTGGGTTGTGTTGTTGTGCCATTGATCCTGCTCCTGGAACTGACGGACTTGCTCCGAAACTGCTAGTTGTTGTAGATGTTGATGTTGTAGAACTAAAGCTGCCGGCGGCACCGAAGCCTGTTGCTTGAGGTACGCTAGGTGTTGTTGTGCTAGTTGTTGCATTTCCGAATCCTCCTCCGAATGAACTGCCTGTTGGGAACGCTGACACAGCCGGGTCTGCTGCCAACGCTTCGTGATGGTCATCATCAGTTGCGATTGGGGTTTCTGTTCCTGCTTTTCTTGCTAATAATGTTGCCATATTATAATCCTGCCTTTGATAAAAAATTCTTTAATACCGAGTCGTGCTCTTTGTATACTTCTTTGTGTGGGATGCCTGCAATTTCACGCATCTCATTTAATTCTGCTTCTTCTTCACCTTCTGGGTGAGCCTCACGATAGTCGTGTGGGCTAGAAACGATTACTGATTTTAGTACTTCAACATCAGCATCATAATCTTCGCCGTTAACAGTAACAGTCCATTCAGTTAGTTTAATATCAGTCAAAGTTTCTAAGTCCTGTAATAATTCAACGATGCGTTCTGCTGACTTTGAACGTCTAGGCATCTCAACGAACACTAAGTTCTTGCCCGGTACATATTCACCTTCACTTACTTGTGCATCTAGTACCCAATCATACCCACGCTCGAACCAATCAGTTAAATCTTGACTGGCTTGTTGTCCTCTTACGATGAATGCTAATGTAACAATTTCATCATCAGTACCTGCTTTAGCGGAATACTCATCTACTGATAAAGTAGAGATAACTTGTCCTGCTAAATCGTGATAATCTAAGTTCTCGTTAAGTTGCATTACATTGCTCCTGGCATCGGGATAGCTCCTGCAGCAGGGGCAGCAGGAGCGGGTGCTCCCATACCTTGGTCAGCTGGTGCTTGACCTTCATTTTCTTCAGTACCTGCTTTATCTAGATCCTCGTCATACGCATCATCTAGTTCTTCTAGGTCTAATGTCTCTCCTGCTAGGTCAATTGAACCTTCACGGATATCGTTCATTAGTTCTTTTGGAATCTCAATACGAACTAACCAAACCCACTTCTTAACCATCTTAGGATAAACTGTTCCTGCTTGGAAGTCATCGTGACTTTCTAATTTTACTGGAACTTCAATCTGTGTTTTCTTAAAGTGAATCATGCAGTCTAAGTGTAATAGACGCTTGCCACCTCTTGGGTCTGGCATTAGATTCTCTGGGTACATAAAGATACACGCTACGGTGTATTTCTTAATCTTTGGACCATCCACTAACTCACCTAGAATCCAGTTCTTGTAAGCATATAGGTCTGCTTCATCCAACACACGCTCAAAGTCCAATAATGTGCTGATTGAGCCGTCGCTGGTATAGATACCTTTGATGGTATCAATGATATTTTCATAGTCAATATCGTTGAAAAAGTCGTCTGCTGGTAGTTTGCTCATGTTGTATTTATCATTCTTGCAATGATTGTGAGCAATTAAGAAAGTTTGGGGTTAGCTTAATATTTATCAAAATCCCTTGCGTTTAAAGTACACTACTTGATAAGGATCAATAGTCTTTAAATATTACTGAGTGGTATGAGCACTCGGCTCTACAAAAGGAGAATACTTTGAGCAAGCGAAAAACTAGCGCATTACGCAAAACAGAACAAGACACACGTTACTCACACAGCAAAAAACAGGACAGTCAGCAAACATTCTACGTAAATGAAAATAAGACAATAAATTTCAATCAAACCCGCGCTAAAGTTGACAAAAGACCGATTACTCTGGTCCCTAAGTCAGTCAATCAAGAAAAATACATCCTAGCACTCACTGATGAGACTACAGACATTGTAGTAGTCGGTGGACCTGCAGGTACAGGTAAGACTTATCTTGCTATGTTAGCAGCTATCAAGGCTCTAAAAGCAGGTGAGACAGACCGTATTATCTTGACTAGACCTGCGGTAACAGTAGATGATGAACAACATGGTTTCTTACCAGGTGACATTAATCAGAAGATGGAACCTTGGACTAGACCACTGTTGGACGTGCTTAGAGAGTATTATACGGCAGCGGAAATCGCCCACATGCTAGAAGAACAGATAGTGGAAATTGCACCCCTAGCATTTTGTCGAGGTCGAAACTTTAAAAATAGCTGGATAATCTTAGATGAAGCTCAAAATGCAACACCTGGTCAACTCAAAATGATTATGACCCGTATCGGCGTTAACAGTAAGATTGTAATTACTGGTGACATTGAACAAGCCGATAGAAAAACAGCCGACAATGGGCTAATGGACTTACAAAATCGATTGAGAAAGGGGGTGATTCCAGGGTTGCAACTATGCCACTTTGAACTAAAAGATGTTCAAAGACACCGCATCATTGAGCATGTACTTCGCTTGTACGCTTAATCAAAAAGGGGCTTAGTGCCCCTTTTATTCGCCTTGTAGTTTTTCTAACTCGGCAATGTAATCTGGATAAATCTGTCGATAATGTTCGACAATGATATCCCAATTCGTTTGTACAACCTGTCCTTGTACAACACTCTTTTGAACTTTCTTTTCTTTAAAGTCTAAGATGATGTTTGCTGTGGTAAGGTCACGTTCTTTAAGATTTTTTACAATCTCAACTTGCTCATCAATCTTGCCGTCAGGCTTTCTTATGTATGTAATTACTAGATATCTCATATTAACTCGTCAATTCTACTATTGTTGCTGCCAAACTAATCTCAGGAATTCCCACGAGACTTAAGTTAGCTAATCCGTTTCTAATGATAATGATGCTTGCATCACGCTTTTCATTAGTATTGCCCCACAAATCTAAGTTGTTATACATCCAACGATAGATATCTTCTAATCGTGTAGGATACATACCTAGATACTGCAATAGTTGCTGACGACCTTCTAAGACTTTACCTTTTTTGAACAACTCAGTTGCTTCAAACAATAGTTCATCTTCGCCGTTGCCACTATCCACTGGTGGTAACAATTTACCTGTGCTACTATTTACTTGAATTTGATTCAAACACTTACGCAAGTCTGGATATGTAGCATCTACATAGCTATCCAATACTTCTAAATCAAACTCTACATTCTCACTTACTAATACAGTTGCGGCTCTTGCTGTAAATTCAGTCTTATCTGTTTTAGTGATTCTAAACTCGTGACAGCGAGACTTTAATGCTGGAATGATTCTATGCTCATAGTTACAAGTAAGAATGAATCGTGCAGTCATGTGATATGCTTCCATATCATTACGCAATGCTGCCTGACCAGCTGGAGTCAAATAGTCTGCTTCGTCTAAGAGAACAACTTTGAACTTACCAAAGGGCATAGTTTGAACAAAGCCAACAATCTTGTTACGAACAACATCAACACTATTTTCACGACTTGCGTTGATTTCTAAGATATCGAATTCTTCAACACCTAGTTCTTTCATCAACACTTTTGCTAGTGTAGTTTTACCTGTACCGGGTTCTCCTGACAATAACAAGTGAGGGATAGATTCATTCTCAATCCAGCCTGTTACTTGTTGTTTTTGTCGTTCGTCCACAAAAACATAATCTTCTACAGATTGTGGGCGATACTTCTCTACCCATAATTGATTGTTCATCGCTTCAACGCCTCTAAAGTCATAATTTTACTAAGTGCATCACCCAAGTCAGCATCACTCGGAATCAAGTGTAGTGCTTGTGTATTCTGGTCTTTTCTTTCATCGTAGTAAGAATATTCTACAATGTGTCCACCTGTTGCTGGATACAATCTAAACACTAGTGGAGATTGATTTAAGTTAACATGATTTCCATCACTAGCCATATCAGATTTGTTAATACCGATTCTAGTTCCTCTAGGTCCCCGTGGTCTAGCAACTAAGCCTACTTGATTAGCGAAACCCGTTTCTTCGCGGGCCTGTTTTTCTGCTGTTTCAACTTCACTGATGCCGTTATACAGCCACTTAAAAAACCATTTCATATTATACCTTATCACTAAATGTCAAATCATTGACGGGTTCATCTGATACGAGTAGTATATCATTTAAATCTACTCGGCGTATAGTCTTTTTACCCTCTTCGTCCTCAATGTTGACTCCGCGAGTCCAACGACCATGACTAATGCAAATCCATTTACCCGGAACTAACTCTGGGTTAGTTTGGTTAGGACCAACAGCATAAATCTTTGCCCATCGTGGGCGAATACCCGCTGACTTCATATCATCGTTTGGTAGTACAATACCACCATGTGTGATACGCTCGTCAAATGTCATGTCACATACAATAACATGCTCACCTACAGGTTTGAATTGGCTCTTGTTGAACTTATGTGGTTCAAATGCTAACTTTAGTTCGGTCACTTAGTTTCTTCCTCGTCATCGTTTTCAAACAATTCTTTTTCTGCTTCGGTTAACTCAACTGGTTCATCGACAACAGGTTCGGGTGTAGTATCGGGTTGAATTGTCTGTGTTTGTCTTACTGGACTGCTAGGTGTCAAGTGAGGTGGCAGTTCTCCGCTTACTGTATTTTGGTATGACGCTTTAACTCGTTTAGTATTATCCTGAATAATACGGTTATTGCTATCTAATACATCACCGCGGGCATTAACATTCATATTACCCACTGCTCTTACTTTTTCATTTCTGCCTGACAATGCAGCCATATCAACTGTCTTGCCCATTGCGCTTCTGTGTATCGCCATTTTATTCTCCTTATTTTAAGAACTCGTCTATAGACAAGTCAAAATGCAAACTATTTATACGGTGTACCCCTATCAGATACAATACATAACTTGCTACACTACTGCCACGACCCACACCCCATAATACATTATGTTGTCGCATTGTGTCAACAAGATATTTGGTGTATTGTAATAATGGGAACAAGTCACGCTCTTGGAACTTGATTAGTTCTTCACCCACTCGTTGTAATTCTGCGTCAGTCTTGCATTGTTCTAGTACCCATTTAGCAATATCAAGTTGCTTGTATTCTTCGGGCATGAACCATTTTGATTGTTGTTGCTTATCGAATTCTGCAACAGTGAGTTTTGGGTCTATGTATTGTACAAGTGTGGGTTTGTTTTGTACTTCTAGGATATCATCAAACTTGATTTCATCAGAAACCAATGCATTCTGTAATATTCTACTAGGGTCAGTCAGGTACGCACTGATGAGGTCTTGCTCATCTAAGATTTGTTGACTGTAAATATCATTTCGCATAGCCTATGATAACATAGTTTTATACAAAATGCAAACTTATTTGGTATTATTGATGTTAATATTGTTTTGGATGTTCTGCTTTTTGTAGACTTCATCCATTTTCTTTGCGTATGCAGCTTTATAACCTTCTAGAACCATTTGAAGTTGGTTGACCATAAAACTTTGACCCATACGATGAGCAAATGCAAGTTTGCTAGTTAGGTCTTGAATTGACGCTTGCAATTCTTCCATTGTCTTGTTTGAGATATCGGGCATGAAAGGGTGTTCCATATTAACTTCCTACTGCGTATAATGGTGTGTAACCCCAGATAGGAGTTGATCCGTCATATGTACCAACGCATACATAAAAATATTGACCATCTGAGCATACTGCACCGGCAGTATCTCCAGGAGCACCGTATAACGAAGGTGTTCTTAGATTGATTCTGCTTGTAGATTGGTTTCTGTTTAATGGGTAAACATCAATTGTTGTTCCGCAATCTACACTACTGAATGTATATTGCAATTCAGTTACGCCTGCAGGGACAGTTACTTGGTTAGTTAATATTTCATTCTGACCGCTGATTGTAGAGATAGAGCCATAGTTCTCTAACAGGTCAACTGTCTTGGTCATACCGGAAACTAATACTTGACTTTGATAGTTACTGTCAGGGAAGTGAATAACTGCTTGTGCATTTGCAATATTCAAGTTCAATTGAACATTACTTTGTGTGTTTCTAGGAGCCCAGCCACCGAATGTGATTGTCGTGTCACCTACGATTGTTCCATATTGAACATCTCCTTTTGATACATCAATAACAATAGTACCTGAAATGTCATTGCCAATTGGGTATGTAGTTGCTCTAAACGAACGAACCAATGCATTGCTAATCAATGTGTTAGCCATGTCGTTGTTAAGTGTAACTCCCGTCAATCCTGACTTGACAACTGCCTTCAATTGAAGGTCGGTTACTTCTGTCTTGGTTGTATCCAAGTTGTTTTTGATACTTGCAAAGTTATCTCTAAAACCCTGAGTACTGTTATTGACTCCGGGAGTTGGATAATTTACATTAATGCCATTTGTATTGATTGCGCTCATATATTTGTTCCGTGATGTATTTATTATTCGATTTCTTTCGGTAAAATAGTTTTTCTAGGGAATAGAACTACTATGTCTTTAGAATCGAACGGATCGGGTACGGGAACACCACTGGGTAATGAGTTCCAAGTAGGAACAGCAAGATTGGTGTTCCAGTTATAAGTAGCACTCTTGTCTACAACATACCTGTCGATAGTAAAGTCTATTTCGTTTAATTTATGACCCCACATCATTTCGATGTTGTTCTTAATAGTGGCTGACATACCTGGTTTGGTGTAGCAAATAACCCATGCTAACACAAACCCTAATGTAGTGCTATCAGTTTGTTGCGTTACCATCCACTGTGGTAATAATCTACTGTCTACGTTCTGGTTAATATTACTAGTCAACTCTTTACGCATGTTTTCTAAACTACCTGAGTTAAGAGTTGATATGTTTCCTGGACTTAAGTTAGTATGTAATTGTGTATTACTGGCTTTGATACTGCTATTGTTGATAGTCCACGGACCTAATCTTAAGTTGATGGGTCTAGGCCATACAATAGTTTTTGAAACACTAATATCTTTCTCGTTTACTAAGTCATCTACAACTTTACTGTAAACTACTTCGTATATTACATTACCATCATTGTCTGTTGCAACTGCTGTTTGTATTTCACCCAGCACAATCGTGCGTCTATAGTGATTCTCTCTCACTGCATTTACATAATCGTTTACAGTACTAGCTTCGATTCCATATGCTTGAATGATTCTAACATCTTTTGCTTTACCGTAGTATGGATCACGGGGTCTGTATAACATACCATTAGGAATGATATCTTCGTTTGTCAACAAATCGTTAATTACACGCTTGTGTGCAATAGTAGACGCTGCCTTGAAATATACATTCTCTAGTGGCTTAGGATAATATTGATGCACTGTCAATGTAAATGTTTGAAACTTAGACAATGCTGGGTTGTTTGGGTTTAATGCTTCAACAGTAAATGTGTAAAGTGTGTTAGCACCTTCTGGCAAGATATACTCAGTTGGTTGTTCTGCTACACGACCTACAATTTCACCTGTTTCTAGTAACACTAAGTTAGGTGGTAATGAACCTTCAGTTATTCTATAAACTAAGTTCAATGTAGATGTGGCCTCTAACTCTAATGTACTGACTGTTCCATTAAAGATAGTACCCAAGTCGCTGCTAGTTACCCACACAATGTCTTCGGGAATTTGATTAGTTACTAGGATAGTAAAAATTTCAGGCTGACTAATAATCTCAGTTACATTCTTTTTTGCAACACTAACTGATACATCGTATTTTTTAATAGTGCGGTCTGGTATTACTGGTATACCTGTAATCCATCCGGTCTTTGCATCACCAATAAGTCCGGGTGGTAAATCACCAAATTGATAAACTATATCATTTCTATCAAAGTCATGCCCTATTACTTTGAACGAGAATTGTTCGTTGGCACGAATCGTAGATATTTTCTTACCATTCAATAGATAATAGTCATAGTTCAAATTATCTTTTGGAATAGGCTCACTCAATGGCTTCTTGTTTAGAATAACAGGTAATCTAGTGTTTGGTGGGCTACGCAATTGTTGGTTCACAATAGTGATTGAGTATACATTCAAGTCATCACCTAATGCACTTCTTAATTGTGCAGAAAATGTATATGTTTTTGTAGTAGGGCTACGGTCACCTAGTATAGGCATATCAGGATAGCCTTTGATTACACCAGCCGGATCCATATACAAGCCAGGAGGTAAACTACCTGATGATACTGATACTGTTACTTCATTGTCTGCAATAGGATTAGAATAGTTCATGTGATATTCAACATATACACTATCAGGAATATGAAGCAGTTCACCAGACTGTACGGTAAATCTAGGTCTATTTGATCCTGAGATAGTAAGAGAGAATGTTCTGTCTCTAATATTGTTCAAATCATCTTTTGCACGAATAGTGAATGTAGATGTTTTCTCTGTTGAAATATTTTCAGGGGTGCCTGATAACAACCCAGAGTAACTTAATTTTAGTGGACTCTTACTAGTACCAGATGGCAACTCGCCGCTTAGTAATGTGTAAGATACTAATGTCGCAGGTACTTCAGGAAAAGCAACCAACTGAATAGAGATTGGGATTCCTGTAGGATATGTACCTAAGCTACCTGCTTGAGTCTGCCATCTTGGTTGTGACATCTTAATGTCCTTGCAATAAATCTAATGCAATATGGTAATGATGTTTTCTATCTTCTAAACCAATTGTTCCGCCATTGATACGCTTTGTCAATGTAACAAAGTCATCTTTGTCGCAATAACTATTTAAGTTGTTGTTATCCCAGAACCAACCTGCACTACTTACAGCGCCTTCTGGAGTCTCTAAGTATGCTACAGTCTCGTCAACGCTGATTCCCAAATCGGCTGCGAAACGAGTATAGTTGTCTTTACCTGTCAATTGAATTAATCCACGACCACAGAACTTATAACCATCGCCTGATTCTTCTGGACCATTACCCATACGGTTAGCATAAACACGGTTAGCAATCTTCTCAGGCTTACGCTCGTATTGCTTTGCTAAATCTTCGTTAGGGAAATACTTCTTAAAAGTACCCATCAAACCTTTAGCACTGTAGTTCAAGTTCTCTTTAACAAAGTTAAAGCCACCTGATTCGTGTGCAGTCTGTGCTACGAAAGCGGCTGCACGGTGCATATTATCATACATGTCATAGTATGTTGCTACTTCATGTAGTGGCTGTGCATATACTTCTAGCACAGAACGCTTTGTCTTTGGGCATAGTGCCTGTAATAAATCTACTGTAATCATAATATTTCCTTATTATCCATAAACTGCTGTCATTGTATACCATTGGCTCAAACTTGTAGCGACAAACATTAATCTTGCGCCCGGGCCAAGAGTGAATGATGTATTTTGTGCTAGTCCGTCGATGATAGAACCTGATGTAGGATATACTTTGATGTTTGCGGATGCTGTATTAATAATAATACATGTCATACCTGCTGATCCTGCCGGTAACATTACACCTTCATTAACTGATGGTGTTGATGTTGTCACAACGTTGATTTGTTTAGTCAATGCTGCCGCTGTACCTTGTGTTGCACCTGTAGCTGCGATGCCAACGCCTGCGCTGTGCATTACGAAACCACTAGCAGTGATGTTTGTAACACTACTGATACTACCACTGATACTTAAGCCAGTCAATGTACCAACGCTAGTGATGTTAGGTTGTGCAGATGATGAAACTGTACTAGATGTATCAGCAGTACCTGCGCTTCCCACCTTACTTACATTGCTACCGTTAATGCTTGTTAACAATGAACCGTTAGCACTAATATATGATGCATTCAAGTTACCACTGAAGTTCGCGGCACCGTTAGCATATAAGTTAACACCTGATGAACCTACTGCTAAACTTAACAATGTACCAACACTAGTAATGTTAGGTTGACTTGATGCTGATACTGTACCAGCAGAACCTGTAGTGTTTTGATTCAATGTTGGTATTAAACTAGATGAAATAGTACCAGATGTAATTGCACTAGCATTCAATGAAGTTAAACCTGAACCAACACCAGTAAATGCACCAGCAACGACAACACCTGTCGCAGTTAAATTACCACCGTAAGTAGCAGAACCTGTACTGATTAAGAACGGACGAATGTTCAATGATCCTGCACTAGAGTTCAATGTACCAGTTGGTGCAACTGCGGCTGTGAATACGAATGTTGTAGAGTTAGTTACACTTGTTACAGTGAACCATCCTGGGTTACCGCCAGCATTGACGTTAGGTGGATTAGTACCGTTTGTCGTAATACCAGTCAATGTGAATTCTGTACCAACACTTGCACCGTGTGCTGTTGTAGTTACTACAGTAATTGTTGTACCACTATATGATACACTTGAAATACCTACTAGTGTACTTGGTAAATTCAAGTTACCTACGTTAGCAGTACCTGCTACGCTCAATGCACCTGATGCTACTAAGTTAGAACCTGATACATTACCTGATACTGACAATAGTGTACCATTAATATCTCTAGTAGTAATGTTACCAACACTAGCATTACCAGTAACTGATAGTATACCGTTAGTTACTAAGTTACCACCTGTAATGTTGCCAGTAGCAAACATGATACCGGACGATTTTACTACACCACCTTCAACGTTACCTGATACGAATACGTGAGGTGCTCCTAAATTACCTGATAGATTAGCTTGACCGTTAGCATAGAAGATAGCATTACCGCTACCAAAGTTTGCGCCACCTGTTGTTCCTAAAACACCTGTCATATTGACATTGTTCAAGTTAGCAGTGCCTGCTACATTCAAGTTAGAACTGATGTTAGCATTGCCTGAACTCATAAATGCGGCTTGTACATTACCGCTTGCTGTAATGTGCATTACGGATGGGATATTACCCAACGATGCATCACCACCAACGACTAGTCTACCATTAAAGATACCAGAACCCTGTGATGTAATCAAAGGTCGTACAGTTAATGTAGCACTTGCAAAGTTTAATGTTCCTGTAGGTGCTGCTGATGCAGTATATGTAAATGTAGTTGAGCTAGGTACTGTTGCAACTAAGAATATACCATTAGGTGAGTTTGTACTAGCTGTTAAACCAGCTAATACAATTTCATTGCCTGCGGCCAAGCCATGTGCTGCTGTTGTAGTTACTGTAACAGTAGTTCCTGTGTATGTCACACTTGTTAGTGCGATAGATGCAGTCGGAGGGAAACTTAAATTGCCTACGTTAGCAGTTCCGTTTACTCTGATTGCCCCAGAGATGTTAGCATTACCAGTAGCAACAATGTGAGTCATACCCACATTACCGATATTCGCATTACCTCTTACATTTAGAATACCTAATGATTCGATGTTACCGTGTGTACTGTTACCTGAAATAGTTGCATCTGTTGTAACTTGTAACAAGTTAGCCGTATGTGTTCCGGTAACATTAGAATTTAATGCTGTAATCAATCCGCCGGCTGCACTAATGTTTCCAGTAGAAACGATATGCATTACACTAGCAATGTTACCAATGTTTGCATTGGCTGCTACAGTGAATGATGCGGCTGCATTAGTAAAGTTAACGTTACCAGTACCTGCAATATGCAATGTATTCAATTGACCAGTTACATTACTGTTCAATGCTTGCAACAGACCGGTGTTAGCATACAAGTTACCTGTTGTTGCCAAGTTACCTGCATTGATTGTGTTGGCATTTGCAACGTTAGCAAACAATGCACCACCGTTTGCGTATAAGTTACCAGTAGCAACAACATGCAATGTACCGACGTTAGCAACGTTAGCATTACCTGATACACTCAACGCACCACTAGCAGAAACATTACCTGAAGCAACAACGTGTTGAGTTCCAATGTTACCTGTGTTAGCATTACCTGATACACTCAATACACCCGGTGTAGTTAAGTTACCACCGGTTAATGTGTTAGTTGCAACTAAATTAGCAGCTTGAATGTTTGCGGATGATGTTACATTACCTACACTTGATACTTCACCCAATGTAGCTTCACCTGTTACACTGAATGTTGCACCTGTGAAGCTAGCGGCACCAGATGCAGCCACATGTAATAGTGTAGCCTGACCAGTTACTGTGTGATTCAACGCTCTGATTAAACCACTATTAGCAAAGATGTTACCTGACAATACATTACCGGCATTAACTACGTTAGCGTTTGCTACATTAGACAATAATGTACCTGTTGATGCATTGATATCACCTGTAGCAACAATGTTACGGGTTCCAATGTTGCCTGCATTAGCGTTACCAGTTACGGATAGAACACCCGATGCTACTAAGTTAGCACCTGAAATGTTACCTGATGCAACAACAGTTACACCTGTCATTGTTGTAGCGCCGATATTACCGACGTTAGCGTTACCTGTTACACTCAATGTACCCGGGGTAGACAAGTTACCACCAGTCAATGTGTTGATAGCTACTAAGTTGTTAGCGTTAACGTTTGCTGTATTAGCGTTGATGTTACCTGTTGCTGTAATAGTACCAGGTGTTAATAAGTTACCGACGTTCGCTGTACCTGCAACGTTTGCACCGCCTGTAGATACAATACTTGCGCCTTGCACACCACTTGTTGTTACAAAGTTACCACCAATACTGATGTTAGTGCCTGCACCACCTTGAATGTTGCCAGTAGCAACAATAATACCTGTGCTTAAGTTACCAGTACTTGCATTACCTGTTACTGATAGAATACCACCAGTACTGATGTTAGCACCGTCTAAGTTACCACGGGCTGATAAGTCTAGTGTTGTTAATTTTGTTGTTACATTGACATTAGCAGTTGTTACATTACCACCACTGATATCAGTACCGTTGATGTTTGCGCCACCTGCCAAGTTAGCAGTACCCAATACTCTGATGATACCGCTAGCAAGTAAGTTAGCACCCGATACATTACCTGATACAGAAACTACTGCACCGTTCAATGCTGTTGTTGTAATGTTACCTACACTTGCGTTACCTTGAACTTGTAAGAAACCGTTTGTAACTAAGTTAGCACCTCTGATAGTACCTGTTGCGCTAACAGTACCTAGTGCTGTCAATACTTGTGTACCACCGAATGTTCCAGTGTAAGTACTTGCAGTTACAATTGTAAATGATGTTGCTGATGGAACTGTTTCAATTGCCCAGTTACCGTTTGGTTCACTTGTAGGACCTGCTAATGTAGGACCAGTGATACCACTCAATGTTACTTCATTACCAACTGCTAGTCCGTGTGCGGCTGCTGTGTTAACTGTAATTCTTGTACCTGCATATGTAATAGGATTACTTGCAGCCAATGCAATTGTTCTACTTGCTGATTCTACACGACCGACGTTTGCTGCCACTGTAGCAAACATAATGCCGGCAGCAGTTAAGTTACCACTCGTTACATTACCTGTAATAGACAACAAACTTGTTGTTCTATTATATGACATGCCGCTATGGGTGTTTGCTAGACCACCGTCGTTGAATACAACATATGTGTTTTGTCCAGGGATACTAATGTTACCACTGATGTTACCACTGATGTTACCGTTAACATTACCTGATACATTACCAGTGATGTTACCTGATACATTACCTAACAAGTTACCACTCATCGTAGTAGCAGTGAATGTAGTGACACTCATGTTAGGTGCAGTCAAGTTACCAGTTAATGTGATGTTGCCACCTTCCATTGTACCTGATACTTGTAGACCGTCTAGTAGACCAACTTTACGAATGTTAGGTTGATTACTTGCATCTGCTGTGATTTGTGCTGTTACATAAGTTGCGCTGATGTTACCGATGTTGGCGTTACCATCAACGTTCAATAATAATAGATTACCTAGACTTGTGATGTTTGGTTGAGCACTTGCTGTAACTGTCACTGAGTTTGCGGCTGTACCAACTAAGTTACCGATAACATTACCGGTTACATTACCTAGCAAGTTACCTGCAACTGTAGGAGCATTTAATGTTCCTGCAACTTGCAATGATGTTAATGTACCGACTGATGTAATGTTAGGCTGAGCACTAGCACTAACTGTACTTGCGTTAGCTGCTGGGCCTAAGAATGTACCTTGGAAATAGTTCGCACTGACTAAGTTACCACCGTCAACGTTTCGTGCTGTAATGTTACCCACAACACTGAATGCACCAGTCAATGATAGTGTCGTGCCTGTATATACTAAGTTAGAAGCAGCACCGACGTTGCCTCTGTTATTGAATAGAATCTGTGTATTAGAACCAGGGGCAGTAAATGTACCTGAAATTTGTCCGCCAACAACGTTACCTGCAAATGAACTTGCAGTGATGTTACCTGTTACTGCTAAGTTAGTTAGTGTACCGACGCTAGTGATATATGGCTGAGCACCTGTTCTGATTGTACCACTTAAGTTAGTTGCTGAAACGTTACCAGTAGTAACGTTAGGGCTCAATGTAATTACGAATGGAGTATTGTAGCTACTTACTGTAGCCGTGTTACTAGTACCTGCAACGCCGGCAGCTACAAACAATCCAGGACCAGTCTGAATTGTGATATTTGATATGTTTGCTGATACAACTACGTTACCGGTTGTTCTATTTTGAGTTAAACCGGGTCCTGTTTGCAATGATTGAACACCTGTATTAAGTGTTGCTGAATACAAATCAGTGAAGTTATTCTGTACCTTGGCAAAGGCTGCTCGTATAGGATCGGCAGCTGGATCGTTAGGGAATGCGCCGAAGTCAATTATTTGTTGTGCCATGTTCTAGTTACACCTTATTATGTATTTATCGTTTTGGAATAAACACTTACCCAAAAAATAACCCGGCGAACCGGGTTATTAAAAATGCGGATTTTTATTATTTGATTCCGCTTAACTTTTTCCAGTCGTTAATCATGTTACTTTCTGCAACACGAACGGGGTTACCGACTGCTTGTGAATGTTTGACACGGTGCATATCATTGCCCATTGACAACAATGCCTTCAATTTAGCCATTTCTTCATCTGGCTCGTTAGCATAGTTTTCTTCTACATGCTCATGGTCGCATCCGCATGGAGATTTACCGCATGCATCGCAAGCATCTTCACCTTCACGAACTTTTTCCATGTCTCCGTCATTGTCTAAATCAGCTTGTTCTTTGCCTTGAGCACGTGCTTTAGCTAGGTTACCAGTAAACATGTTACCTTCTTCCATATCATCTTCTTCTAGTGAAGATGTATCTTTGTACTCTTTGTCGCCTAATTTGAATTCGCCACCTTGTTTAGTTTGAGCTAATTTACCTGTAAAAGCATTACCTTCATCAGTTTGTTCTTCTTCACCTGATTCTTCTTCTGAACCTTGCTCTTCACCTGATTCTTCTGAACCTTCTTCATCTTCGTAGTCTTGACCATGTTCTTCTTCACCACCATCTGCTGGTTCTAAAGTACCTGGTTGCTCACCACCTTGTTCTTGTCCTGGCTCGCCGCTTTGTTCAATGCCAGTCATTTTCTTAATCAATGACATGATATCGTCATCTACATCAGCTACTTCTGGGCTAGCTTCTGGCTCTGTACCGTGACCTTCTGGCTCTTCACCATGTGCTGCCATTGGTGCACCATAGTTACTAGTTGGTTGCTCACTGCCACCGAATACGCCTAGACCAGCTTGACGCAATACTTGTAACAATTGCTGTGCATCTGCATCACTAGCTGTTACTGATACTGAATCAGGTGAACCTTGTTGACCTTGGCTAGAAGATACAGTGATACCTTCAGTTAATAAACCATTAAGCTGCTTTTCCCAGCCTTCTACTTGAATATCTTTCATATCTGTACCTTCAAATGTTTTCTTAGGAGCTACTAAGTTCTTAATGAAGCTGCCTGCTTTTTGTGCACCAGAGATTGCTCTGTCTGTTGTTGCTTGAATTGGATCTACTTTCCATGGAGTAGGTTTCTGTGCTGGATCAACAGCAACAAACTTACTTGGCTTTGAATCCATACCATGTGTTGTGAAGTCTTGAATAGCACCTTCATCTGCAATTTTCTTCTTAGCGTGACCGTGCACCTTTAAGAATGCTTCTAGCTTCTCACTGCAATGACCAGTGTTAACAAAGTTTTCAATGTCATCTTGCAATTCAGCTAACATTTCTTGTGCTTCTGCTTGTGCTTCTTGTGACATTTCGTTGAAACTTAGGCTTTCTTCAAGTTTACCTTGTTTAACTAATTTAGCTTTAACTGCACCTGCTACACGTTCACCGGCTTCTTTACTACCGTATTCTTTAGCGGCTTTGTCAGCAATCTTTTTAAAGTTCTTACCTGGCTTACCTTCGTCTTTGCCTTCTTTCATTTGTTGACCGATGTTCAATGTACCTCTTTCAGAAGCGGTTTTCATTACTGATGCTGTCTGTGCATCTGCTGTGCCTACAACTTCACCTTCTGGGTCAATAATTTGACTTGCTCCTGGCATTGGCTTGATTGTTAATTCTTCTTCATCCAAACTTTCATTGGCTTGATATTGTGCTAATAATGCATTTGTGCCTTCTAATTGCTTTTGCATTTGTAGCATTGGGCTGTCACCATACTTTTGGTCAACTTGTTGTCTAAGTTGTTGCAATTGTTGTTTGAACTGTGGGTTAGCTTTAGCGAATGCATCAGCCTTAGCGTCAACTTGACTTTGTGCTCTGTGCAACTGAGAGAAAGAACTACCACCTACGCCGCCACCGCCGGCTGCTGCACCGTACTCAGCACCATGTTGATTAACACCTGCTTGAGTTCCCATCATACCGCCTAATGCAGTAGCACCGATTGCTGCCGCTGTACCAAGACTTGCTAATTTAGATTTCCAACCTTCTTCAAGCATTTCGTCTGTTACTTCAATGCCCTTAGACTCTAGGAAGTTACGGTAGTCTTGTTTGAATTTTACTTCTTTATCTTTTTCTTCAATGTATTCTTTTAGTGAATGCTTCTTTGAAACAGTACCAACCTTACCGCTTGGCTTTTTGCTACCAAATGCGGAGCTTAATGCTGATGTATCAAACTTAGCACCTTCACCACCATCCTTCTTAGGACGACCACGACCCTTTTTAGGTTCGTCTTTCTTGGCAGTAGCTTCTTTATCTACTTTACCAACTCTATGTCCATACTGGTCACGAACGTCTTCCTTGCCGTAACTTGTACCATAAGTACCTTTATGAACTGTACCTTCTGCTTCTGAGATGGTATTAAATGATTGTAATAGGCTCCTGAAATCCATATCGTTTCCTTATTTTCTTCTATCTAATTTATCTTCAATACGACTGAGTTGTTTTGCCATCTCAGCCATTTGGTCTTTGATACCTTCTTGTCTAACACTATTGATAGTCAATTTGTTATCAACTTCCTTAATCTTACCGTCAATGGTGAGGTATCCACCTCCACCAATTCCACATGCAGTAAGAACAATCCAACTCAATTGTTTTGCTGTGAAGTCAACCATTTTATACGCTTGCTCCAGTTGTTGGCTTAGGAGGCATATTAATTTTACTGAATGGGCTCTTTGTCTGTATACCTTCTTTGGTCTTGTTGACATCTTTTGGTGCGGGCTTTCCTGCGAATGCATAATCGATGCTAGGCTTTGTAGGTACTACTTTATCTAAGTATTGTTTAGCGTAATCTTCGCCAGCCTGCTTACCGTTATCTGCTAATTCTTCTTGATTTAGCAATGCTTCTTTTTTCTCGCCATCCATCTGATTTGCATACTTGTCATTTTCTGCATTCAAGCTGTCATTAAAATCTGTTGTTAAAGCACGAATTCTATTGATATTGAATCCTTGTTGTTGAGCAATCTGCTGAATCATTGGTTCAGTAGCTGGATATCTAAATTCTGCTTTGATGATTGTAACACTCTGATTAGGCTCAGCATCAGTGAAACCATATGGGTTCTTCTGAATAGGCGTAGTCTTTGGTTCTTCAATCTTTACAGGATCGAATTTGCTCAAGTTGTGCTTGAATAGTTCTAAGAAGTTCTTGTCAACATCACCCAAGATTTTAATCGTGTAGTGATATGTACGAGCACTTTCAGTTAAGTAATGTCGAAGGCTTTTCATTGTGTTATTCCTATTATATTATTTATCACTAGTGGATTTTTTTGCAAGGATGGTTTTTAGTAGTTCATTTCTGTCTACTAACGACCCTTCACCCAACGGGATATTTTCAATTTCTTCTTCTTTGCCAGCTTTCTTAGCATCTAAGCTAGCTTTTTTCAATTGTAAATCAAGCATTTTTAGCTTTTTGTTAATCTTTGCTGTCTTTGCTGTGATAGCATGTCCAAGCATACTACTTGCACTATTGAAGATTTCACTGGCGAAACGACTGTCAACTTGCATTCCCAAGTCCATCAAGTCTTTGTAACTTTCAGTAGCCATCTGTGCTAGACTGTCCATTTCAGTGTCACTTGCTTCTAGACCACGAACTTGTGGTAATGCATTCTCAATCTTTTCTAATGTTGAGTATGCTTCTTGCGTTACTTCAAACGCTTGTTCTGCTTGTAATTCATGTGGCTCACTTGTCTGCTCATCTTCTGGCAGTTCAAATAATTCACTGAGTTTCTTGGTCATGCTACTATCCTATAATAGTAGTATTTATTACTTGCGTCTGCCGGAATGAAAAAGGTCATCTTCTGTGATGACTCTGAATGTGAATCCGTTTTGTGTACAGTATGCTTTTGCGCTTGCCCATTTGGCATGATTGACTGCTACTACTGCTCTGTCTCGTGCCGACGCTACACGACTTTCAATAAGACTTTGCTTTTTAGGTTTGATTTCAATGACTTCAGCAATTTGCTTGCCATGTTTGTTTTGATATACTACAAAGAAGTCAGGAATATAGTTGGATCGTTTTCCTGTTACAGGATTAATATAGGGTACAACGATTGCTTCACTTGCCCATTTCAACACTGCCTTGTTATTGTCACAGAATTGCATGAAAGTAAACTCCCATCCTGAACGATATTTAGGCTTATGATTACCTATATACTTGTCAGGATTCTTTACTTCATATATACCCTGTGCCCAGTTAGCCATTATACCACCACGTTTCTTTGTACGTTCTCGTTAGGAATAGGTGTTGCGCTTATTCCGTATAATGTAGTCTTGCTCTTTAAGCTGTTAAGATAATAAGCCATCAATGCGGTAGTTTCTAATTTACTAGTGCCTTGAATGTATCCCAACAATGTCTGTGCGTTTTCACCCGTGATACTAGCTATGCGAAAGAGCATAGTAGTGAAGTTATCTGCTGTGTCACTATTATCTGATACTGACATGAAATAGGATCTTACAATCTCATATTCATTAGCATTAATATTAATTTCAAAATTATAAAAACTGTCGAATACTCGTACAGTTTTATCTAAGTTTGTTCTTGGTCCGTCTACGATTTGTGCCATATATACCTCGTAGTATATTTATTACTTTGTAGGCTTGATAGTTTGAATTGCGTTACCGATAGCACTGTTAGTTGATTTAACAACAGTGGATGCGGCAGCAGGGAAGTTGAACATTGTGTTTCTATTAGGTGTGCCTGTGATAGCATCAGTTGCCATACCAAGTGCTTCACCTTTAGCAATGTTCAATACATTCTTAGGATTCTTAAATGTCTGTGCTGTTTGACCAGCCTTCTGAATAGCGCCCAAGAAGTTAGGAGGTACATTAGTCAAGTCATCCATGATGCCGCCGGCAGCATCAACTAAACCACCTTGACCAAGAATAGTAGATTGACTACCAGGCTTAGCGATAGGACTTACTGTTCTATCATAGTGTGCATCTTGACCAAATAACTTAACAATTTCATCTGGTCTCTTGCCATCTAATGCACCTTCGTAATACTTAACAGTTTCATACTGTAATGTCATTGTGTTTTCCATTACGCCACCACCTTCAGCGTAGCTATGCGTGTCATGCTGGAAACTTTCGATGATAGGATTTACTAATCTATACAACGAAAAGTTGTGTTGGCTCATGCCATAGATGTCAATTGTTTTGAAGAATACAGGTTTTGTAGCACCTAAGGCTGCACCTGTTGTAGTTGGCTTATCATTACCTTCACCAATATAACCCCAATCATGGTCATTTGTTGTGATGTTAGTATAAATGTTTCTACTGCTTGTACTACCAGGACTCATTTCAGTTTGAGCCGCATCTTTGTAATAGTAAGTGTAGTATGTGTGCCATAATTTACGAATCAAATTACTGTGGTCATCATGGAATGTGATAGTAATAGGATCGTATTTGATTTTTGTTTGAACAACACGTTTACGGTTGTATTGATTCATTGTTGCTAGCTCAAAACTATACTTAGGTAGTTGAACTGTTTTGACTGCTAAACCAAAGTTTCTATCTTCTGGAATTCTACCAGAGGCAGCAATCAAATCTGTGTTAATGTCAAAATAAACGTGAAAGAGAAATTTGAACTTCGGTGCATAACCATACGAATTAGACCTAAAGGTTTTACTTGCGTGAGTATAATCACGCAAGTATTCGTTACCGAAGAATGCTTTTACTGCATTCCCTGCCTCGTTTTTAACAGTAGAGACAGTAGATTGCAGTAAGTCTTGAAAGAATCCAGCCATAGCTGATTAAGATTAACCTAAACCAGTTACAGAAGTACCTCCGAAAGCACGACCAACGTTAGTGCCAATACC